GCGCTCGCCCCACCGGATGCGGGTGCCGAAAATGTTGGTCACGGCTGTGGTGGCCAGCAGCTTGGCCATCAGGGCTTCTTCCATCACTTCGCCCTCTTCGCCACCCGGGCCGCCGTCTTGGCGATCTCGGTCGTAAAGTCATCGACCAGGCCGTCCAGCATCCGCCTGTGTGTTGCATCCCATGCCGGGCGAGCCGAAGGGTCGGGAGCCTGATTGACCGTCCCGAACTCTTCGGTGATCGCCTGCGTCAGCCCCCCTGCCCCGGCGTAGACCTCCAGCGGAGAGCCCTTGCGGTTGAGTTTGGACTGCCGGCGCGTCAGCTTGGTCCCGACCCCGATGCTGTCACGCAGGGCGCCCTGATCCACTGAAACCCGGGGCCGCATATCGTCGGCGAACATCTTGGCGCGGGAGAGAAGCACCCGGCGCACCACACCCTTGGCCGTGGCGGTCTTCATGCCGAGCAGGGCTTGCTCAACCTCACGGAGCCCCTCGACCTTGACCTTCATTCCGTGCGGGCCGTAGCGCTGATTTCGAGGCCGTCGTCGCCAACGTCCTTCACGGTGTTGACCTCGTATTCTCGTCCCGTCTCACCGTACTTGAGCGGCTTCAGATAGACCCGATCCAGCGGGGTCAACGCAGCCGCTTGGGCAGAGTAGCGGAGCCGAAAGCGGGCGGTGTAGGTCGCCCCCACTTGAGCGGCAGTCACCCGCTCCCCGTCCGACACGTCCAGCTTTTCAGCCCAGACCGTCACGCCGTCAGGATAGGACGGCACACGCTCGTTCATGGCGTCGGTGGTGAAGGACGCAGGCCGAAGGATCAGGCGGCGGTTGAGATTGCCAGCGTTCATAGGACAGTGATCCCCACGCCAGCCAAGGCCGTTTGCACTGCGAGGTAATTAGCCAGGTCTTCCGCGTCGGTCAGAACCCGCGTCCAGTAGCCCGCATAGGACTGTTTGGCCGAACCCGTGCCGCCGCCGGTCGTGCCCGACATGATGTTGCCGGAGGTCGCCCGCCGCGTTCCAGCCGACGCGCCCGAATAGCCATAGATCCGTTCGGCCAGCACCCCGCCCGCGTAGCGCCGCAGATGCGGGAAGTCGTAGTAATAGCCGCAGACCGAAACGTAGTGATAACCGGCAGTTCCGCACGGGTTAGTCGTGGTGATCGCGAGGTTGCCGACGCCCTGGTTGTGGTTGGCGCCCCGGAAGTTTTGCGAGAGTTGGGTGATCCCGGCGTTGATCGTTGCCGTACCCGCCGCGCCCGAACCCATCACAGCCACGGCGGCAACGCCGTTCCGCGCCGTGAAGCGCGCCGCCGTGGCCGTGTCAGCCAGAGCAATCGCGTTGCCGGCGGTCCCGGTGTCGTTTGCCGTCAGCTCCATGACGCTGTTTCGCGGCGGACAGTAGGCCGTAACCCCGAACGTCGCCGTCTGCGCGTTGATCAGTTGGGCGACAGCGTAGGCCGTATCCTGCACCGTCGCGCCGATGTTGACCTCAAAGCCCGTGGCCCCTGAAGTCTTGAAGGTGATCGCCTGACCGTTGATCGAGACGGTTTCGTTATTGGCCGGGTTCGTGTCCAGCCAGAGCCGGGCCGTTGCCGCCAAGGCCGCGTTGGTGCCGGTCGAGCCAAGGATGGTCAGGCCGGTCGTCGTTGGGTCCACCACAGTGGCAAGCGTGAACTCGTCGCCAGTGACCATGTAGCCGTAGTCCAGACCTTTCGGGCCGGTGCCGCTGATGTCCTGAAAGCCCGTTCCGCCGGTCCAGGTGCCGTTGACGGTGGCTGTGGTCGTGTCGGTCGCGTGGTTGTAGGCCGAGGTAGCAAGGTCGGTGCCGTGGTGATGCTCGAAGACGAGGCCGTCCGTGTAGGGGGTCCAGATCGCCATTTAGGTGCCCTGTATCCGCAGCGCGGCCATGTTCCGGTAGAGCGGAACGTCAACGCCCTTGACCGACACCATGTGCGGATTGGTGAACTTGATGACCGAGTTTCCGGCAAGGTAGCTGTCGCCCGTTCGGGAGCCGTAGCGAACCTCCCAATTCGTCGGCAGATCAGCCGTGGTGTCGATGATCAGCGTCCCCGCTGTGGCGCCAGCGTAAGGGGGGCGCACAAGGGTAACTTCCGTGGTCGGGGTCGCCTGATCGCAGACCCACCAGCCGTGAGACGGTTGCGCCACGGTCGGGAACAGACCGGAAGCCTGAAACCCGAAGTAGGCATCTTCCGGGAAGTCGGAGATGGTTAGCGTGAGTTGACGCGCGCCCGTCTTGGCCACGCTCGGAACCAGATCGCTCCACGGCTCGTCAGCCACAAAGCGGGTATGCGCCCACCATGCGATGACGCCAGCCATGAACTCTTCTTCGCTCGGGTGGTGGTGGGTATTCGACCCCGCAAAGCCCCGGTCGAGGCCGTTCAGGTGGTTGATGCCCTTGCCGTGGATGATCGAATAGCGATCTGGGAAGGCCGCAGCGAGCGCGACCTCAGCCCGCGCAACGAAAGGATCTTCCGGCAGCGTCGCTTGATAGTGGTGGTGGGTGGACATGAAGCCCACCTCAATCGGGTCCGTCTGACCAAGGATCGGCAAAAGGTAGGTGTCGATGGTGCCGCCCGTTCCGCAGTAGCCATTAATGGCGGCGTAAGCGGTGGCGTAGCCCTCGTCGGCTGCGTAGGAGTTGGCCCCCCACGCCCAGACCAGCCCTTTGATCTTGACCGTCTTGCCCTCAAGGTCGGCAGCGGCCTTCACCGCCGTCAGCCAATCCATGACCGTCGTAAAGTGCGCCGTTCCATAGTCGAAGCCCGACACCGGAGAAGACGAAAGACCAATATCCGCGACGATCACCCGCTGGCCGTGGTCCTCGTAGGTCTGGCCGTCGATCTCCTCGATCAACCGCTCCAGATTGTCCGCGACCGCGAGGGCGTAGGTGTCGCCCTGGTGGTTGGTCGTGGTGAAGATGTACTCGTTCGACACCGCTTGGCTGAAGGCCGATCCGAACGTGCCCGTGAAGGTCACCGGCTTGATCCGGTCCAGCATGATGGCGAAGTCCGACGCAGTACGCGCCGGCATCGGCACACTGTCTTGCCCGAGGCTGTCGGACTGCCCAGACTTTAAGATGATAACGATGTCCGCATCGAACGGAGGCGGCGGCGGCGGAGGTGGCGGGGGTGGCGGAGCGTCGTAATCAGCCGCCCGGGTCGCCTTGAACGCCACCGCGATCTCGTAAACGTCCTCAACCGGCGAGGTGACGACAAGCCCGGTAACAAAGCCGGAAAAGCTGTGCGTCGCCCCGTCAGGAAGCGTGATCAGGTAGTCCCACGAAACCTCGCGGTTCCATTCCGTGATCAGGGCCGCATAGCCCGCAGTCGTGTAGTTCAGCTTGAGGCCGACCTCGCCCCCATCACGCAGGCCCGCAAGGTATTCTTGGAACCGCTCTGTAGAGCCGTGAGAGGTCGCCTCAGGACCGTCGCGCGTAGTCGAGGGGGGAGTGATCTCCCGCACCTCGCCCACAGCGATGTAGTCCCCGGCGCCGTCGCTGATAGCGAAGGTGGCGCCGTAGCCGAGGGACGCCACTAGGCGGACGTGCCGCCGATGATGATGTCGCAGTCAACGCCCGTGCCTGACGAGGAGTTGGCCAGCTTCAGAATGTCCGACGTGCCGCCGGTCAGGGACCAGCCGCCCACCGGGGCCGACACGAAGAACTCGCCGCCCGGGGGGACGGTGATCGTGATGGTGCCGGCAGAGAACGGACCCACGAAGGGGTTCGTGCCGTTGCCGATAATCACGCTGTTGGTATTGGCCGCCGAGGCCTTCACGTAGATGAACTTGACCTTGGCCAGCGCCAGGTTGACGCCGAAGACGTTCTGGTCAGCCGTGCCGTTGAGGTCGAGGCTGTAGGAGCCCGACGCGGCGATGGTCTTGGTGTCGGCATACAGGATGTCCGCCATCGAGGCGGCGGTGCCCTGTTGCAGATTGGTGACCGAACGCGGGGTCAGGGTGAACGCCGGGGTGCCGAGGTCGTTGGAAGCGGTCAGTTGACCGTCCAGCTTCACGCCAATGTCGAGGGGCATGGGTAGTATCCTTCTAAGGGAGGGCGGCGTCGTCCGACGCTGCGTTGGGTTAAAGCAGCCAGGCCCTGGACTGGTTCACAAGGGCCTCAACGCCGAACGGTAGCGTCGTCGTGATGTTGCCGATGTTCTCGGGTTCACGGTTTTGGAACCAATGGGCCACCGTCAAGATGATCGCGTGACGCAGGTTTTCCGGGGTCTCGCCCGCCGTGGCGTGGCCGGCGACCCACTGGATCTCGATGCCGTTCGCCACACGCTCGGGAAGCGGGAAGGCGTAATCCGCGCGCGGGAAGATGCGGCCCTTGACCGTATCGACGTAATATTCCGCCGTGTCCCAGGTCGTCGCGGCGTCGGCGTCGTCATAGGTCTTGATGTGCGTCACCGAGACAAGCGGCCCCATCGGCAAAGAGACTGCGGACGGCCATTCGTCCAGATAGCTCTTGTAAGTCCGCTGAAGCATGGACACCCCGGCCCATTGCTCAATAAAAGCAACCGACGCAGCCAGATAGCCAGCCAGCGCCCCGTCGTCGTCTGAATGGTCAAGCCGAAGGTGCGTCTTCAGCTCGTCCAGCGAAACGGGGTAGTCGGTCGGCGCGGTGACGAGGATCATTGCTGGATGCCCCGAACCGTGATGGACCGTTGCGCCGTCTGGCCGCCCGAAGTCGTGATGGTGTTGGTCAGTTGGTACATTTGCCCATGCGAACAGGCCGACAGCTTCACCGTCGCCGTCGTCGTGGTGTTCGTCGCGCCTGCCGTCGTCGCTGTGGGGGTAACCGCCCAAGAGCTGGTCGAGATCGTCTCGGTATCGAGCCAATCAGACCAGTCTTGCGTGAAGGACCGCGTTTCGGCGGGGTCAATCAGTCTCATCCGACCCTCCGAACTCTAATCGCCTG